GACTTTCTAAACATAATGAAAGCCTTGAATAGGTACGATGAGAGAAAGTTCAATAGAAGTATCTTAAAATACGAATTCAGCACTTATAGTTATATAGAGTTTTTTAGCACAGACCAGCCTGACAAACTTAGAGGTGCAAGGAGAACAGACTTATTCATTAACGAGTGTAATAATATTAGCTTTGAAGCTTACCAACAACTAGCTGTAAGAACGTCAGGTAATATATGGCTTGACTATAATCCTACGAATTTGTTTTGGGTAGATAAAGAATTAATAGGCCAAGAAGATACAGACTTTCTAACACTTACATATAAAGACAATAACAGTCTACCGAAATCTATAGTAAAAGAAATAGAGAAAGCTAAAGTAAAAGCTAAGACATCTACATATTGGGCTAACTGGTGGAAAGTATATGGACTTGGAGAGATAGGTAGTTTAGAGGGTGCTTGTATTCCTGATTGGAAGTCTATTGATAAGATACCTGATGATGCTAGGCTTTTATGTGCAGGTCTTGACTTTGGTTATTCTGTTGATCCCACAACCTACATAAGATTATATAAATGGAATAATGCTTATATATTTGATGAGCTACTTTATAGAAAAGGTATGTTAAATAGAGACATAAGTAATTTCTTAACAGACAACAGAGTTTTAGAACATATATACGCAGATAGTGCAGAGCCTAAGTCAATACAAGAGCTGAGAAACTATGGCCATAGAATATTCCCTGTAACAAAAGGCAAAGACTCAGTTATATATGGAATCAACCTTATAAATCAAAATGAAGTTTATGTAACATCTAGGTCTAAGAATCTTATAAAAGAATTACAAGGATATGTATGGGATAAAGACAAAGAGGGAAACAACTTACAGAAACCTACAGGTGCGCATCCTGACTGTATTGATGCAGCTAGATACTCATTAATGATGGCCTTACAAAACCCAAACAAGGGTAAATATGCAATAAGATAACAGAGGTAGATAAAACTTTTATTAAAAAATGTTAATTATTCCAAAATAAAGTTATATATTTGAGTATAATTAAAAACAAAACAATGAGTAAAATAGACATATTTATAAATACAGAGGATTACAAAAATCCTAAAGTAGAAATTACTGAGAGAAAAGATATGAAAGTAATTAGACAAGCTGCTGATAAATTTACAAGAACAGGTCTTGTATCTAACGCTTGGTTTACCGAAAGTAAACAAGATGTTATAAAAGAAATAGGTAAAAAAAATTATATAAAGTTGCAAAAACAAGGAATATTTAAATCTGATTACGCAACATTTAAAATAATTTAAAACAATGAAAGACATTAAATTTTTTATCAAAGCATTACTACTCTCCTTTTTCTTTTGGTTAGGAGTATGGGTACAGTTAATGTATTTATAGAACAC